GTTTGGGTGCTTCTTCATCCTGTTTGGGCGCTTCCTCCTGTTTGGGTGCTTCCTCCTGTTGTTTAGATAATTCTTGTAGTTTTTTAGATATTTCATCTTGTTGTTTAGCTAGTTCTTGTTGTTGCTTAGTTAGTTCTTCTTTAAGTAGTTCTTGCTGTTCTTTAGGTTCCTGTAATAATTTAGGTTGTTCAAGGGGTTTACTAATTAATGGTTGTTCTATATCTCCATTATATTTTGATTCTTCATTTTCACTATATTCTACATTTTCTTTAATTTTATTTAAACTGTCTAATTTTGATTTTGTTGTATCTAATATCTGTTTATCAGCAATTTCTGTATAAATTTTTACTCCAATACTAAAATGTAATTCACAAGATAAATATAAATTATTAATTAGTTCTATAGTTTCTTTTGTTAATTCTAAAAGCTGATTCTCATCTAGAGATGGGTTTATAATAATACTATTAGTATTAGTATCTGAATCTATTTGATATGTAAAAATCTTTTTAAGTATATTTAATAAAGCATCATAATATTTATCTATTGCATCTATCATGGTACGAACATTTTCAATGTAATTATAGAAAAGAGGATTACTACTTTTTCCAGAAACAGGTTGCCTATATTTTCCGGATTGACATGATTCAGTATCAAAATAGTTTTTTAATTTAATATCACTAAATTTTTGAATTGTTTCTGGAACAGCATCATTACCTGTAAATCTTTTATAAAATAAATCTACATCATTTTTATATAATTTTGCCATATTTTCTGTCATACCTTCTTCAAACTTACCTGTATCATAATTATATTTATCATAATATAACTTTTCTAGTTCAGGTATACCTTGTTCTTCATCTAAACTTTTAATATCAGGACATTTATCGCAATTAAAATCGCATATAGATGGATTTATAGTTACGTTCCCCTCTTTATATAATTGCTCAAATTCTTCAATTGTTTTATTATTTAATAACGATGCTACTCTACTTAAGCATAAACTATTTTTATTGAATTTTTTTTCAAAATCTCTAGGAAATATTAGTTCTTCGCCACCAACTTGTATACTATTATTTTCCTTTTCTTTTTGAGATTCTTCATCTTTTTGAGATTCTTCATCTTGTTTAGGTTCTTCATCTTGTTTAGGTTCTTCATCTTGTTTAGGTTCTTCATCTTGTTTAGGTTCTTCATCTTGTTTAGGTTCTTCTTCCTCTTCTTCTTCCTCTTCTTCTTCCTCTTGTTCCTCTTCTTGTAATTTAGGTAGTTCATCTAGTTTAGGTAGTTCTTGTAATTGTTCACTAACTGGCTGTTCAATTTCATTATTAAAAGAATATTTAGGATTAACAGTATTGGAAATTGCAGCAAATAGATTTGCAATTTGCACATAATATTTAGCTAATCCAATACAAATTCTTTTTTTTTTATCAGGATTTTTAATATCATATTTATCTAAACTATCTTTATCAATAGCTAATATTTTCTCTCTTGTCATTATTTCTCCACCTAATCCTTTTTTAAGAGATAAATATTTTACTTGCGAAGCATCCATATACTTATTTATAATTTTTGATGTCATTATTATTAATTTGTTACAAAATTCAGGGCTAGATAAGTTTTTTTTATCTTGAAAATTCTGTGTAACAATAAATTTAGTAGCAATTTCATCAATAGCATCTTCTAATGTTTTACTTGATTGTTTTATTTGAGTATTTCCCATATTTATAATATATTAATACAATTAATTTTTAATAATAATTTTAATAAATAAAATTGAATTAAAAGATTTTATTCATTATATATTTAATATGAATAGTATTTCCACTAAAACAAAAAAAATAAAAAAATCTAAAACAAATACTGAATTATGGGCTCAATTTGATGATGCTATTAATATAAATAAAAACCCTATAGAATGTGTATATAGACAAAATGGCGAAAGAGAATTATGTGAATGCTGTGAGAGTATTCTTATCATAACAGATGAAGGGTTTATGGCATGCAAAAATCCTAGCTGTGGTGTTTTATATAAAGATATGCTAGACCAAAGTGCAGAATGGAGATTTTATGGGGCTGATGATAATAATAATAGTGACCCTACTAGATGTGGAATGCCAATTAATCCATTACTCAAAGAATCTTCTTATGGTTGTAAAGTTATTTGTCCAAGTAAATCGTCTTATGAAATGAGAAAAATAAGACGATACACAGATTGGCAATCTATGCCTTATAAAGAAAAATCACAGTATGAAGAATTTCAAAAAATTACTATACTTGCACAGAATGCTGGATTACCAAAACTTATTATTGACGAGGCTATGAATGTTCACAAAAAAATATCTGAAGCTAAGACATTTAGAGGTTGTAATCGTGATGGTATTATTGCAGCAACAATTTATATTTCATGCCGTATAAATAACTATCCGCGTTCAGCAAAAGAAATAGCAACTATATTCTTTTTAGACCATACAAGTGCTACTAAGGGTTGTAAAAATGCTACATCAATTATAAATGAATTAGAACATAGTTTATCTAATAGTGATAAAACATTATTTAGCAAAACTACACCTTCATCATTTATAGAGAGATATTGTAGTAAGTTAGGTATTAATAATGAACTAACAAAAGTTTGTAAATTTATCGCATTAATTATAGAAAAGAAGGATTTGATACCAGAAAATACGCCTCATTCAATTGCAGCAGGTATAGTATATTATACGGCTCAATTATGTAATTTAAATATTTGTAAAAAAAAGATAAGTTTAGTGAGTGAAATTAGTGAAGTGACAATCAATAAATGTTATAAAAAATTAGAACAATTAAATATGGACTTAATTCCTAAACAGATACTTAATAAGTATAATAATGAATAAAAAATTATTAGATTATTTTATAATAAATGGATGAAAATGTAATTCCTAAGTTTATTTTTATTGTACCATATAGAAATAGAGTACCACAACAAAATCATTTTAAAATTTATATGAAATACATCTTAGAAGATATTCCTGAAGAAAATTATAAAATATTCTATATACATCAAAATGATGCAAGACCATTTAATAGAGGAGCTATGAAAAATATTGGATTTATAGCCATGCGTAATAAATATCCAAATGATTATAAAAATATTTCATTTATTTTTAATGATATAGATACTATTCCTTCGTTTAAAAACTTATTTGATTATGAAACAACTAATGGTACTATAAAACATTTTTACGGATATACAAATACATTAGGTGGTATAGTTTCAATAAAAGGTGCTGATTTTGAAAAAATAAATGGATATCCTAATTATTGGGGGTGGGGACATGAAGATAATGATTTGCAAATTAGAGCAACATTATTTAAAATAAATATTGATAGAAGTAAATTTTTTACTTATGATAACCCTACAATAATAAATATTAATAGTAATCCCAAAAGAGTATATAGTAAAGAACAAATATGGAAAATAGGTCCAAATAATAATGAAGGTATAATAGATATAAAAAATTTAAACTACGAATATGAAGGTGATATGATTAATGTAATGAATTTTATCACTAGATATAATTATGAATCAGAACATTTTTATGAAAACTATGCTAATCCAAAAGTATTTGCAGATATAAGATATAAACCGCCAAATTCTTTAAATAGTGTTAATTTTTTACAAAAAGCAGGCATAACTATTACAAATAATAATGGTTTAATGAAAAATGCTGGTTCAAGAGGTGTTGGTATGAAATTATTTTAACATATATTATAATAATCATATTTTATAATAATCATATTTTATAATAATTATATATTATATGTTAAATAAATTGCCTCTTGATGTTTTTTTATTAATTATTTTAAATTTTAATAGTGTTTTAGACATTATTAATATTATTTTATTAAATAAATATTTTTATTTACATATTGATGATACATATTTTAGAACATGGGGTATAAATAAATATAGTAAAAATTTTTGGATTAAAGCAAATAGAAGGTCTACTTGTATTTCTAAACCATTATGTTGTATGAGATTAGAATTACTTAGATTGCAAAGATTTATTGATTGTATGAAAATACAAAATGTAGTATGGAGCAACGAAGATTTTTATAAATTTTGGAATATGTTAGAAGAATATAAAGAAAACAATACTATTTTTAGAAAAAATTATCTTTATCCAAGTATTTACACGTAACTATTCTACTGTGACAACTTTTGCTAGATTTCTGGGTTTATCAGGATTAATATTTCTAGATATTGATAACTTATAAGCAATTAATTGTAAGCATATAGTAAAAACTATCTCATTTAAATTATTATTATTAAGATTATTATTATTAAGATTATTATTATTATAGTTAGTAGTCAGTTTAATAACATTTTCAAAATCTTCACAATCTATATCTGTTATAACAAAGCAATTTGTATCTCTTGATTTAATTTCATTATATGTGGATAATAGTTTCTCTCTATTTTCATTATCTACTAATAGAATTGCTATTGTATTTTTATCTAACAGTGCAAAAGGTCCATGTTTTAAACTTACTGCTGAATATGCTTCTGCATGTATATATGATATCTCTTTTATTTTTAGTGCTCCTTCTTTTGCAATTGCAAACATTTTTCCATATCCAAGTATAAACATATTTTCAATATTTTTTGTTTTTATTAAATTAATTAGATTATCACAACTATTACCGATATATTTATCATTTAATAAATTTTCCACCTTATTTGGTAAATTTCTTAAATTATTAATTATTTTTAAACTTTTTAAATTATTACCATAATTCTCATTAAACCATAAGGAAATTAATTTTAATACTATTAACATAGAAGTAAATGATTTTGTAGATGCTACTGCTTTTTCTATACCTGCATTAATATAAACTCCACAATCAACTATCTTTGCAATCATAGAATCTACTACGTTTACGACTCCTAATGTTATACAATCATTATTTTTACAAATATTTATAGCATTTATTAAATCTCTTGTTTCACCTGATTGACTACATATAATACATAATGTCTTACCTCTTTTAGGTATATCTAATTCTGAAAATTCAGAAGCATCAAATGATTGAACTAAATTTATTTTATTGTTATTTAATAATTTATTAAAATAAAATTTTAATAACATGGTAGCATGATAACTGGTTCCACAACCTAATCCAATTATATTTTCCACTACTATGTTATTACTATTTAAAAATTTTAAGCCTCCTAAAATAATTTTATCATCTTTAATTCTAGCACCATTATTAGTTGCATTATTAATAGTAATTGGTTGTTCATTTATTTCTTTTATTGTCCAGTGTAAATATGGTGATGGACTATTTTCAATTATAATACTATTTGTGCGATTAATTTCATAAACTTGGTCTGTATTGTATCCATCGGTTGTTAAACTAATAATATCATCATTATCTAAAATAATATAATTATTAATTAGACCAATAAATCCAGATAATTCTGAACAACATATTACAAATTTTTCGCTTTTTCCTAATACTAAGGGAGAACCATGTCTTGTTATATATATTTTATTTAATTTTTCGTTAGTATCTATTATTCCTAGAGCCCATGTTCCTTCTAATTCTTTTATTGATTTTTTTATTGCATTATGTATGTTTGGATTATTTTTTAAATTATATTCAATTAGATTTGCTATTACTTCTGAATCTGTTTCTGAATAAAAATTGTATCCCTTTGATATCAGATATTTCTTTAAATAAATATAATTATTTATAATACCATTATGTACTATTATAATTCTTTTATTCATAGAGATATGAGGATGTGCATTATTTTCTGTTCTAGAACCATGAGTTGCCCATCTAGTATGTCCAATTGAAATATTACTAGTATTATTTATTAAATTTTTTTTTAAAATATCAATAGAATCATTGTTATCAGTTGAACAATATTTTTTTATTTGCCAATCTTTTCTATTATCAAGAAAAGATACACCTACAGAATCATATCCTCTATTTTGAATATTTTCTAAACTATTTATTATTAATTCTATAATATTTTTATTTTCTCTAGAGAGAAAAATTGTTATACCACACATTATTTTATTATTATTTATTTTATTTAACCTATTTTTTTGTATTTTTCTATTTTAAAAATTTCTTGGATTTTTTCTATTTTAAAAATTTCTTGGATTTTTTCTATTTTTATACATTCTCCATTTTTTTTGTATGCAATTCGCATATCTTTCTATTTGACGTTGTGGACTTATTCCAATATCATCATCTATATCAATATCTATTTTACATTCTATATTATTTGTATTTGTATTTGTATTTGTATTTGTATTTGTATTATAATCAGATGTATTAATATTACTCTTACAATATGGACATCTTTGGTCTTTATTATCTAATTCTAATAAAAAATTACGCTCACATACATAACACGTTTTTGGTGTCATTTTTTTATTACTAATATTTGAACGTGATGGTGGAGGGCTGCTTCCTCTGTATGGAATTTGTCTATCCATTAAATTATGTTGCGCAGCAATACTTAATCTTTTATTAGATAACTTACAATTATTTTTATTATCTTTGTAATCTACACTTTTTTTATTTTTAAAAGTTTCATCTATATCACTACTGTTACTACTTTCATCTGTTAAGGTTACCTTTTTATATAATGATTGTCTTAAAGGATTAATCCTAACTTTATTTAATGTTAATTCACCTAATTCATCTAGTTCTAAATTTCTTTTTAATAATATTTTAGCTCTCTGTACATCGTTAAAAGCCACCTTTTTCATATATTTTGCATAGTCAGTATCTAATAATTGTCGTTCTATATTTGTATTGCTTTCTAAATATTCAGTATATATATCACGAGTAAACCTATCATTAATTTTTATAAAAGACTCTACTGTTTTACAAAAATATAGTTCTTCTTTTACTTCTTTTAACTTTGCAATTGTAATTATACATTTTTCGGTTGCTCTAGTAATATCTTCTATCTTTTCTTCATATTTATTAAATTTAATAATAGCAGCTATAAGAGAGACCAAACTACTTAATAATAAAGGAAAAAATTTAATAAAATTTTTTATTATATTACTATTGATATCTTCTATATTAAAACTATTTATTAATGCTTCTAATAATGTTAATGTAGTTGCTAAGTATATTATAGATATGCTATACCTTCTAAACCAAAATCTAACATCCTCAAATTTATAATTAACAAATCTCATTCTTTCATCTAATCTTTCTATCTTATTTTGAACATGTACACTAAACTCATTTATTTCTGAAGATAAATCATATCTAATTATGTCATGCATTATCTGGTCTGTAGCTGTTTCTTTATCTTTTACTTTCTCTCTACCAATTACTTCTTTATCTTTTGATTTTTGTTTAATCATAAATTAACAATATATTAAATTTAAAAATCATCACTAAATTCAAATGCTGTATTTGTACTAATATTATCACGGGTTGCCATAGCATATTCACCTACTCTTCTTTCAAAAAAGTTGGTTTTTCCTTCTATACTTATCAATTCCATAAAATCAAATGGATTACTGGAATTATATATCTTATCATTTCCTAATTGTAATGCTAATCTATCGGCAACAAATTCTATATATTGCGACATTAATTTTTTATTCATACCAATTAAATTACATGGTAACGCTTCACAAATAAATTCTTTTTCAATATCAACAGCATTTTTTATAATTTCCTCTATTTTTTCTTTCTTTAATTTATTTTCTAATTTACTGTATAATAATATTGCAAATTCTGTATGTAATGCTTCATCCCTACTAATTAACTCGTTTGAAAATGTTAATCCTGGCATTAATCCCCGCTTTTTCATCCAATAAATAGCACAAAATGCTCCTGAAAAAAATATACCTTCTACACATGCAAATGCTACTAATCTTGTTGCAAAATCTGATTCTTTATCATGTATCCATTTTATTGCCCAATCAGCCTTTTTTTTAATACATTCAAAATTATTTAAAGCATTAAACAACTTAGACTTCTCAGAAGGCTCGCTAACATATGTTTCTATTAATTGACTATACATAATTGAATGGATATTTTCCATAGCTATCTGAAATCCATAAAATGCTTTTGCCTCTGCAATTTGAACTTCAGACATAAAACGTAATCCTAAATTTTCTAATACAATTCCATCACTTGCTGCAAAAAAAGCTAGTACCATAGAAATAAAATATTTTTCATCTTTTGTAAGCGAATTCCAGTGTATTAAGTCTTTTGATAAATCAACTTCTTGTGCTCGCCAAAAACAGTCTTCTGCTTTTTTATACATTTCCCATATATCTTGGTCTTGTATTGGAAACATTACAAACCTGCTATCGTCTTGTTTAAGTAAAGGTTCGGGATTACATGCTATCATTCTAAATAATATATAGTTGAGATTTTAATATCTTTTAAAAATTAAATTAAAAATTTAATAAATATCTATTTTAATAGAATAGATAAAATGGATATAAACAGATTAGATTTAAAAAAAGGATTGCTTAATGAAAATATTCAGAAAATAGAGAGAGATTTAGCAAATAGATTTCAACAATTTAAAAATGTATACTCAAATAGAGATGCAAATATAAATACTATTAGAGATTATCATATATTTTTTGAAAAACAAAAAAAGGATATTTTAGAACAGATTAATTTACTTAATAATTTAACTCAACATTTAGAAAAAATTTATGTTATTGAAAATATAAAAAATATAAAAAATGATTTAAGAGAGATAAATGATGAAATAGAAATGCTTAAAAATAGATTATCTTATTTACCATAAATTAAAAAATTTTATAATGTTAATATATAATGCCTAGAAGAAGAAGTAAAAAATTAAGACAACGGGGTGGGGCTAACTGGGCGTGTCGTTGCGAATTAGCCTCGGACCCCAACGCCCCTCCCCCAAGCCTACTC